GCTTAAATAGAAGAGCAACACCTACTACAACAGCAGTTACAACGACTGATTCAGACACACAAGTATCATCTGCAAAGAGTAATAAATAATGAATAATTATGATATTTTTGATTTAATAACAATAATTGCTTTAGTATTAGGATTGCAAAACCTTGAAGAAAATAGAGAGCAAATAAGTGATACAGAAGAAATATTAAAGAAACAAAATTTGGAGATGAAACTCCAAGAAGAACAAAATAATAAAATTATTGAGCAAAATGAAATAATAATAAAAATGCTAAAAGATTTAAAGAAAGGAGATAAATAGAATGCACGAAGAATATTTAGAAGAAATAGTAAAAAAGGGCAGTAATGACGATATGGTTGCATTAGCAAAAGTATTTGACAAAGCTATGGACTATATTAAAGAAACTGATTCAGAAAAATATGATAAACTAGAAATGAAAATGCACGAAATTGTTTATGGAAAAGTAATAACAGAAGAAATGGCAAAAGAGTGGGTTGAAAGTATGCGACCATTAGCAAAATGGACTATGGAAGAAACAACAAATATATTAAAATCAAGTGGATTAAATATTGACCCTATACAATTTTATGTAGTAATGAATATGCTTTCGAGTGATATGAAAGATGTATTAGGGAGTGGAGATGATGAAGAAAGCATTGAAAAATATGTAGAAGCAACAAAAGATTGGTTAAATGATGGAGATGTGTCAAGTGATAAATTATATAATTATTACAAATATGTAGTAAAAGCTTGACAATTTAAAAATAAAGAATTATAATAAATTTATACCTATCCAAAAAATAATATTTTAAGAAAAGAGGCAAGACTAATTAGAGATATTAGTTACTACCTCTTTTTTTAACATAAAAATAGTAGTTAGCTTATACTAGCTACTATAAAAAGATTTTAAAAGTTATTGTGAATACTTTGTTAGTATATTATTGTTTTATTATTTTGTCAATAGTTTTACCATTCTTGAAAATCATTTATTTTAGTTATTTCTATTTCAGTACGAGGTTTTTCTTTATCATATAATACTTTTGAGCCATCCATTGTATAAACAATATTTCTATTATCATCTGCTAAAACTCCATAATGAACAAGAATATCACAAATTGCTTCTTGTAGATTACATAAGTCAACTCTTCTTCTAGCTTGCATATAAAACACACATTTAAGATTAATTGGATAGTCTATTGGTTTATCTAAATTAGGTAAAAAGTAACTACAATCCTTTTCATATTGCCTATAAGGTTTACTAGGAATAATCATTGGTCTGCCTCTTACAACAATAATTTGACTATGATTTTTCTTTGTAACTGGGCAAACATCAATAGTGAAATTAATAAAAGAAGTATTTGCTGAATCTGTTGAAGTTACTTTTTGATTTTTTGGTAAAGTACTCATCGATTTCTTTCTCTTTCTTTATTATTTTAGGTGATTTTTTATTCTTATATTTATAATTAATACATCTATAAGAGAACACATCATTTTCGAGTTTAGTTTCTAAAATAAAATTACAATTATTTTTGTTAGAACATAAGGAGCAAATTTTTTCTTTAAAATCTTTTTCTTCCATTTTTTTACTCCGTTTTCTTTTAATATAGCATTAAAAAATAAGAAAATCAAGTATTTAAAAAATTTTTTATTTTTTTTAAAAAAAATGTTTGACATTTTGTGGGGAAAAATGTATAATAATGGTATCAAAAATAATTTAAAAATTTTAATCAAATTGACCATTTTATAACTTATGAGAGTTATAATTCAGGAAATCAAAAAAGAAAGGAGAGTAAATAAAATGTTTAATTTATTCAATGATGAAAAGAAAAATTTAAGAAAGGAGAACGAAGTATTAAAAGGTAAAATAGCTATTTTAAATCAAGAAAACAATTCCCTTGATTTACAGTTAAAGATAATGACAAAAATGGTACATTCTCAACAAGAAGAAATTGAGAGTTTAAAAGAGCAAAGTTTTGAATTTCAAAAAGAGTTAGTTGCAAGAAATAAGAGGGGGAAATCAAAAATCGTAATGGATAAAGATAAGATTACAACAGAAGTAGTAGAAAGAAAACCTAGAAAGACAACAAAGAAAACTTGTGTTGGAGCAATGGATAGTACAGGTATTGCAGTAATAGATGTTCCAAACAAGAAAACAAAGACAAAAGCAAAATCAAAGAAAGGAGAATAATATATGTATATGGAAATCAATTTAGGAAATACCAAAGGAGTTATAAGAAAAGTTGATAGCCAATCAAGAGTAATTATTCCTAAAGGTTTCCTTGAAAGAATAGGAATAAAAAATTCAGATGACAAAGTAGAAATATTTTTAACTAAAAATGGTATTTTCATAAGAAAAGGAGAGTAGATGAATAACAATGAGCTATATTGGAAAGGATGATGATGATGGAGAGTAATAGTTTAAAGATAATTAAGCCTACATTTAATGGTCAAATTGAAGCAAAGATAAGTCAATTAGGAACTATTGAAAGCAATATGACAGATGTAAAATCATTTGTAGAGCAATTAAAAGGTTATTATCAAGATGTAAAGTTTGATGAAAACACATTAAAAGAGGCAAAAGAAGAAAAAGCGAAGATAAACAAATTTAAAAGTGAAGTTGCAGATTATAGAAAAGATATAATCAAACAATGGAAAGAGCCAGTAGATAATTTTGAAAAGTCTGCAAAAGAAGTTGAAAGTTTATTAACTGAAACTTATGACATAATAAATAATCAAGTTAGTGCTTATGATAATCAAAAGAAACAAGAAAAAGAAAACAATTTGAGAGATTATTTTAAAGAACTACAAGAAAGCACTAGAATTGATTTTGTGACATTTGAAAATGCTAATCTAAATATTACATTAACTGCAACAGAAAAAGCCTTAAAAGAGCAATTAAGAGTATTCTTTGACAAAATAAAAACTGATTTAGAAATAATAGACACGATGGAAAACAAACTTGAAATACTCGCAGAATATAAAACAAATTTAGACTTAAAGAAAACAATTTTAATTGTATCTGAAAGAAAAAAAAGAGAAGCGGAAGAATTAAAAAGACAGCAAGGACTAGCAAAACAAAGAGAAGAAGAGAAGCAAGTTGCAACAGCAGAGAATTTATCAAATGAAGATGAAATAATTGCACCAAAGGAAATAAAACAAGAGCAAGAAGAAGAAAAAAAATACACAATGACATTTAAAGTTTTTGGAACAATGGAACAATTAAAAGAATTAAAAGAATATTTAAAAGAAAGGAAATTAATTAATGAATAAAGAAGATATTAAAAATCAAGAAAACAATGATTTAATTAAAATTGCAGACCAAAGTGGAGTTGAAACTGCAATAGAAACATTAATAAATAAAAACGCATCTTTACTACCAAAAGATGTAGCAACACAAAGAATAGTAAATAGTGCTGGATTTTATATTTCACACAGAAAAGATTTAATGGATTTAGGAAGAGATGGCAAACTAGATATGTTATATGGAGTATTAAAAGAAGCTATGGTAGGTTGTGAAGCAGGGACAGACTTTGATATAATTCCATTTAAAGGCAAGCCAGTAATCAGTAGAAAAAAAGAGGGTTGGTATAAGATTATTGATTTAATCAAACCAGCAGAGATTATAAGATTTACAAACAATGTAATATTTAGAGGAGATGAATATAGTTTTAATCCAGTTACAGAAGAATTAACACATATTCCAAAAGTAACAAGTGATAAATATGATGATATAGTGGGAGCCTATGCTTATATTAAATTTGAAAACGGATTCGAGAAAACAATATTTATGACAAAGAAAGATTTAGACGCAATAAAAAGAGTATCACCTAGTGCAAATTCAACATATAGTCCTTGGGTATCAATGCCAGTAAAAATGGTAAAAACAAAGGTAGTAAAAGAATTAGCAAAGGAATTAAATACATTATTTGGTGGAAGAGTAAATCACGCATTAAGTCAAGCAGTAGAGAGCGACGAAATCTCTGTAAAAGAAGTTGATGTAAATGGAAACATAGAAAATGACAAAGAGATATATGATACAAAGTCAGATGAAATAATACCAGAGCAAGAAACACCACAAGAGAAAAAAACAGATGAAAATAATCAAGTAGAAATCACATTAGATGATGTAAAATAGAAAGGGAAAAATTAAGGGAGATAATATGGGAAATGATATAAACAAAATTGAAACTGCTATATATTATAAAAAACAAGAAAATAAATCTCAAAAGATATTAAATAAATTGCATTTAAGAAAGCCAAATAAGTGGCAATTATTAGATACAACAAAAGATTCTGACATAAAAAAATAAAAAAAAAGAAATTTGACAAAATAAATAAAAAAGTGTATAATATATGTGTCGAGATAAGTAGAAAAGGATTTATATAAGTATGCTCTTGCAGGGCTTATCTCGACAATAAACAACTGCATTGTAGCATATTTATATAAGTCCTTTATTTTTGTAAAGGAGAAAGAAAATGGAAGAAAAAAAGTACACTTTATATATGTTAAAAAGTCCATCAAATAAAATATATATTGGAATTACAAGTCAAAATCCAAAAGTAAGATGGAATAATGGAAAAGGATATTTAAAGCAAACACGTATTTATAAAGATATTTTAAAATATGGATGGAATAATTTTGAACATAATATTATATTAGAAAACTTAAAAATGGAAGAAGCAGAAAAAAAAGAAAAAGAATATATAAAAAAATATAAAAGTGATAAGATTGAATATGGATACAACATTGAAAAAGGTGGATTTTCTGGAGAAAAACTTGATAATGAAACTAAAAGCAAAATAGGGAAAGCAAATTCAGGGAAAAAGAACGGAATGTATGGCAAACATTCTTGGAATTATGGTAAAAAAGGTTGCTTCTCAAAAGAAACTTTAGAAAAGATGAGTAGAGCAAAAAAAGGAAAAAAGTTTGACAAATTACAAAGAAAAGAAATATCAGAAAAAGCAAAACAAACTAAAATAAAAAGATATGGAAAAGATTTTCAAAAGAAATTTTATGAAAAACTTCCAAAGGAAACCAAAGAAAAGATGAGACGAATTTTCATAGAAAATATTAAAAATAACAGATATGATAATAGAAAAAAAGTAAATCAATATTCTCTTGATGGGAAATTTATTAAAACTTGGGATAGTATTGTAATAGCTGGGAAAACATTATTTGGCAATCCTAAAGGAGATACAATTAGTAATTGTTGTAGAGGAGTTTCAAAATCTGGGAGTGGTTTTATGTGGAGATATTACAACGGAAACATAAAAGATATAGAGCCATATAAGAGAGAAAGGAGAAAAGATGCATCAAATATATAAAATAGTTGGCACAGGGTCAAGTGGGAATTGCTATATATATAATAAAGATTTAATGATAGACATAGGATTGCCTTGGAAAAAAATAGAGCCATATTATAAAGATATAAAATTGTTATTATTGACCCATCAACATGGAGACCATATTAATATTTCATCACTAAAAAAATTTATATTTGAAAGACCTTCATTGATAATATTATGTTGTGATTTTCTAATAGACTTTTTAAAAGAAAATGGAATATATGGAAAAAATATTTATATTTTACATATAGATAAACAATATGATTTAGGGAAATATTTAATTACACCAGTTTATGCTCCACACGATGTACGGCAACTGCGGATATAAAATTATAATAAAGAAAACAAATTATAAAATATTTCATATAACTGATGTATCAAATTTAGACCATATAAAAGCAAAAAATTACAATTTATATATGGTTGAAGCAAATTACAATGATGAAGAAATTAAACAAAGGATAGAAAAAGAAATTCAAAATGGAGAATTTTTATTAGGAAAAAAAGTAGAAAATTGCCATTTATCAGAAAGTCAATGGAAAAAATTTATGTTAGAAAATGCAGGAGAGAATAGCGATTGTATCAAAATTCATCAGCATAAAGAAAGAACTTAATTTAATAAATGATAATCAAAGAAAATTTGTTTGTAATTTATTCAAAGAAAGTTATGATGTTTTAGGAATAAATTATAAAAATTTTAATCAAAATTGCCGTTTTGTAAAAATCTAATATTATAATGTGTCTAACAAAAGAGAAAGGAGGTATTGAGATGAAAACAAATCAAGATAGAGTAATTGATTACATCAAACAATTTGGAAGTATAACAACAATTGAAGCATTTAGAGATTTAGGCAATACAAGATTAAGTGCTAGCATATACGAGTTAAAGAAAAAAGGTTATAATTTCAAAGTAATGGAAGAAAAATCAAAGAACAGATTTGGAGCAAGTACAAGTTATAGCAGATATTATTTAATTTGAAAGGAGAATTAATGATACCTGATGATTATTTAACAAGATTGCAAAATGAAAGACAAATAAATATAAATGATTATATTAAAACAATACAAGATAAATAATTTTAAAATACCCTAATTTGAAACGAGGATTAATTCTAACAAGTTTTTACAACTTGGACAACAAATTATATGTTTTGAGATTAAAAAGTCTTAAAATTGATTTTAGAATGCAATAATAAACTGGTGACAATTTGTCGACAATTGAATAGGAGGTAAAATGAAAGTAAAAAAAATATGGAAATATAATGGACTACTTCATATCAAGATTAAAATACCATTTTGGAGTAGTTATAAAGAAGAACAATATAAATACAATAAAATGTTTTTAGATGAATTTTTAACTTATTTAGGAACTTATCCAGATGTAACAGCAAAATATATTATCTTAATATTTGCATTAAGAGATTATGATTTAGATTATGCATTAAGAGATTATGATTTAGATTATTTAGACTACTTAAAATATTTTAAAAAGATTTAAAAAAATACTTGCAATTAATATTTTTTATAGTATAATGTACATTAGTACGGAGAAAGGAGAAATAAAGATGGAAGATATACACGTAACAAATGTTGATAGTGAGCAAAAAAGAAAAGCAATATTTGTATTAAGAACACAAGGCAAAAATCTATCAACAGCTGTAAAAGAAATGACAGCAAAACTAGCAAAAGAATTTGATAATATGCAAAAATAGGAGGATAAAATAATGGCACAAAAAAGAATGTTCAGTTTAAGTGTTGTTGATACTGATAAATTTTTGGAAATGCCTCAATCAACACAAAATTTATATTTTCATTTAGGTATGCGAGCAGATGATGATGGATTTATAGGGAATGTAAAAAAAATAATTAGAATGATTGGGGCAAATGATGATGATTTAAGAGTATTAATTACAAAACAATTTGTAATACCATTTCAAAGTGGTGTTATAGTTATTAGGCATTGGAGATTAAATAATTATTTGCAAAAAGACAGATTAAAACCTACTATTTATCAACAAGAACTTAAACAATTAACAGTAGATGAGAGTAATGTATACAATTTGGATACAAAATGTATACATAGTATAGATAAGTATAGTATAGATAAGTATAGTATAGATAAGAATAGATTAGATGAGGATAATTCTAATAATCAAAAAAATGACACACAAAAAAATGAAACTAAAACAAACAACAAAAAATCTGAAAAAAAATTCTATGGAGAAAATAAAAAAGTTTTCTTTACTGATGAACAATACGAAAAATTAAAACAAACTTTTCCTTACGATTATGAAGATAGAATACAAAGACTTGATGATTATATGGCTAGTAAAGGAAAACCTTATAAAGATTGTTTAGCTACTTTAAGAAATTGGGCTAGAAAAGAGGGTTATAAATTCCCTGAAATCCCAAAAGAAAATCAAAGAAAATTTACTTGGGATGAAAAAGATTTAAAAGACCCTAACGACTATAACAGATTATTGAGAAAAGAGGTAACGATTCAAGAATTAATTGAGCAAGGAAGATTAACGCCACATTATTTGTAAAGGAGAAATACTATGAACGATGAAGAAATTGAAAAAATAGTATTGTACTTTATAATTTTTGAAAAAGAGCCTTTACAAATTGAAGAAAAAGATTTTACTACTACTAGAAATAAATTAATTGCAAATGCAATAAATGAGTTAAGAAAAGAAAAACAAGATGTTTCCTTAATAAAAGTCAAAGAAAAGATAAAAAGAAATCAGCAACAAGTTTTAGAGTATCTAACTACTTTGGGAGATAATGTTTATGGTATGACAGCAGAAGTTGCTTACAATCAATTAAAAAATCTTACAAAGAAAAGAGATATATTTGAACTTGCTAAAAAAATAATTGTTAATGTTCCAGATAAAGACAATGCAGATATTTATGTTCAAGATTGCATAAGAGAACTTAATCAAATTACAAATAACAAAAGCATTGAAAGTAAAAGCATTACAGACCAAGTCGTTGATACAGTTAATGAAATTCAAAATAATTGGCAAAATAGAGGAGATAGGAGCTTATATACTGGAATTTATGATTTAGATGATTTAACAGGTGGATTACATAACAAGGAATTAACAATTATTGGAGCAAGACCACGGAGTTGGAAAAACAACATTATCTTTACAAATTGGAGAAAAAATAGCAGAAAATAAGAAAAATGTAGTTTTTATATCTTTGGAAATGGCATATACACAATTAATTGAGAAAATGATTTCAAGAAGAACTAATATAAACAGCTATAAAATGAAAATGGGAACTATTGAAAATGATTTAGAGTGGGAAAAAATAGCAAATGCAAGTCAATCAATTTCTGAATTACCTATTACAATTTCAACAAATGTAAGGACTATTCAAGATATAGAGTATTATGCTAAAACATTGAAAAATCAAAATAAAATTGACTTAATGATTATTGATTATATTCAATTATTAAGAGATAAAGATAGTTTTCAGTCAAGAGAACAAGAAGTCGCAGATATTTCAAGAAGATTAAAACTATTGACACTTGATTTGAATATTCCAATAATTGCATTATGTCAGCTGAATAGAAATGCAAACGAAAGAGAGCCGTCTATGGCAGATTTAAGAGAGAGTGGAAGCCTAGAGCAGGATAAATCGAGTATAATATTGACTAATTTAGAAAATTAGTGTATAATATTCCTAAAAGGAGGAATATTATGAATAAATATGAAAAATTTGATGAACAAATAATTGAAATGGCAAAGGCAGGATTAAGACCTGCTGATATATCAAAGAAATTAAACATTGATAGCAGAAGAGTTATTGATAGATTAAAAATCAATAATATTACGGATTACAATAGGGGAAACTCAAATAAAAGAATAGATATAGAAAATGATATTCAAAGACAAGTTTTAATAGGCACTATATTAGGAGATGGATGTATTTTTAAAGGAAAAGGAAATAAAAATTGCAGAATGAATTTAGCTCACTCATTAAAACAAAAAGAATATTTTTTATATAAATATAATATTTTAAAGAGTTTAGGATTTCAAGAGCCTAAAGTTGAAAAAGAAATACATAGCAAAAACAAACAAGAATATTATTGTATTAAGACTCAATCTTTGACAAATCCATTATTTACAGGCTTATATAATATTTGGTATAAAAATGGGAAAAAGATTATTCCTAAAAATCATTTAAAAGATATAACAGATTTATCAATAGCAATTATATATTTTGATGATGGATATTATGATAGTACATTTTATATTGCTATGTGTAACTTTGATATAGAAAGTATTAATAATTTTAGAGAATTATTATTTAATAAATACAAAATTGAGACAACAATACAAAAAAATAATATTTTATATATAAGAACTAATTCAAAAATAAAATTTTTCAATATTATTAACAGATATGCAACATCTGATGTTCTGTATAAATTGGGAGAATTGCTGGAAACACCTGAAAGCCTTTAATACTTTTTGAGTAACAATTTAAAGGATAGGTCAATCAGCAGACGAGCTA